TCACACTATAAGAGATGCAATTTTTTACGCTCTTAAAGGTGCGATGCTGCTTTCTTAGTCCGACTACTATCCCCACCCAACCCCAACAATAAGGATTTAATTACCTTCGCAAAATGAAAGAAGATCAGTTTCAAGAATCGGTTGCAAGGCTATTAGATCACACCAAATTAAATTGGTGGCATACACCAAATGGAGGATTAAGGAATAAATCAGTCGCGGCTAAATTAAAGCGTCAGGGCGTGAAGGCAGGAGTACTTGACATTATAATAATAAACTCGACTGTGACAGGGCATAAGGGATTAGTAATCGAATTAAAGATCGGCAACAATAAGCTTACTCCAGAGCAAATTACTTGGACGAATTACTTTATTGAAAACGGTTACGCTGTTGAAACATGTTGGACTATCGATGCTGTTATCAAATCCTTGAATGAACACTTTAACCTATCTTTGTAAATAGATACTAATAAGCATATTATGAATAAAGTAAAGGCGAAGGTAAAGGATAAGGATAAGGTGAAAGTAATTATCATAGCCGAAAACAGTTTTAAGATTGACGTCGTATGTGAATTATTAATAGAGGGCAAAACATGGAAGTATATTGCCGATGTAATTGGAATGCCCGTTAGTACATTACATGGACGGATCACAAGTAACGCCGAATATTCCGTGCGCGCGATGGCAGCCAAAGAATTATCAGCCGAAAGTTATGCTGACAAAGGCGAAGAGGTATTAAAAAATGCTGAAGGCACTAGAGAAGAATTGTCAAGGGCGCGTGAATTAGCACAGCATTATAGATGGATGGCAGGAAAGAGAAGCCCGAAAAAATACGGTGACAAGTTGGATGTGACAACAGACGGCAGACCATTAATACAAAGCATAGTGACTATTGACATGACAACAAGTGATGATGTGAAATTAATAGAGGGATGAGAACCACATCGGTTTTTTCTAAAAATATAAAAGCGTTTAATAGGCGTGATCGGTTTATTATTAATCAGGGAGGCGCACGTTCATCGAAGACATTTTCAATCCTACAAATCTTTTTACTAGCCGCTCAGAAGGCAGTAGCACCGCGATTGTTTTCGGTAGTGAGTGAAACATTTCCCCACTTAAAGAAAGGTGCTATACGGGACTTTATAGGCATTCTCGAAGAAGATGGTTTGTACAATCAAAAGATGCACAACAAAACCGATAATAGCTTTTCGATTAAGTCCCTTGACGGCAAACACACATCCGTTATTGAATTCTTTTCGGCTGATTCAGGCGACAAGGTACGCGGGCCGCAAAGAGATTATCTATTCATCAACGAGTGCAACAATCTCAGCTACGAAACATTCTATCAATTATCGATAAGAACGAGTAGCGTAGTGTTTTTGGATTACAACCCGGTGGCTAGCTTTTGGGTGCATGAAGACCTCATTCCATCGCTAACGAGTGAGGAGTATGAATTTATTCAATCTACTTACCGCAACAATGAATTCTTAGGAGCAAATCAAATTAAGGACATTGAAAGGCGTGCTGCAATCGATCCAAACTTTAAACGGGTTTATGCTGATGGTGAAATCGGTAATCTCGAAGGTTTGATTTATAATAATTATAAGATCGTTGACTTCATGCCGCCTACCGATAAGCGGTTTATTGGCGTTGACTTTGGGTTTACTAACGATCCAACGGTAATTATAGATGTGCGTATATCGGATGGCGAATTTTACCTTGACCAAGCGTGTTACGAAACAGGAATGTTTAATGCTGACATAGCTAGAATGATTAAGTCAATTGATGGGTATAAGTCATTGCGTGTCTTATGCGATGGCGGTGACCCAAAGACCATTCAAGACCTTAGACGAATGGGGATAAACGCGGAGGGTGCGCCTAAAGGAGCTGATAGTATTGTGAACGGAATAACCTTCAACCAATCGATGCCTGCCAACATTACTAGAAGGTCGGTTGAAACGATTAAGGAATTCAGAAATTACAAGTGGTCGGTCGACAAGTCGGGTAAAGCTCTTAACATTCCCATAGACAATTGGAATCATTCAATGGACGCTTGGCGGTATGCTTCCACAGGCTTTAAGACGATAATTCCAACCCAAAGGGCGCGGTATAGTTTCGGGAGCTAGGTATATTATTTTGTTAAAAACTTTTAGGATAATTTGTTTTTCAATTGATTAAGTAATTATTTTTGTTTATACAATTCCCCATCATGAAAAATAAAAAGCCAACGAAACAAGCCTTTCAATTAGTCGCTTGTGTTCTGCTATTGGCGTCCATCGTTATTGCTGCCTTCTCATGCTAAAGGCAAAAGAAAAGTATGCAATATGCCGAACGTGTCCATTCGCTCATAAGCATAGATATATAGGTCTAACCTGTGGAGAATTAACGCTTGACATTGATCCGAGGAAAATAGTAATTGGGTCGATTGTTAAAACTTTAGATGGAAGGGAAATTAAACTTTGTGGGTGTACGATGAAAACAAAAACTAGAATACCATCATACCTATGTCCAATAGGCAACTTCTAAATAATATGATACCGATAAAAATAAACGGCAAAGAATCTTTAATCCCCGGTGCATGGGACGAGCTAACGATCGGTCAATACATAGAGATTAGTATTAATACCCATCGATTAAATCAGCTCAGATTATTCTCAATTATTTCCGGAATAAATTATGCGCTTTTATTAAACTTACCTGAAGATGGATTGGATGTTAATTTAGATCAGATTTTATTTTGGTTTAACGAGCCTTTCGATCCTAATTTATTAGATCGAAGCGAAACGATAACAATCAATGGAAAGATTATAACACCGCCCAATGATCCGGGTAAAAAAACATTGGGTCAAAAGTTATTTCTTCAATCAAAGGTCAGGGAGGCTCAGAGCGCAGACGCTTTGCTATGCACAATTGTAAGTGATGCTGTGGCCATTTACTTGCAACCAATGGTAGACGATGCACCGTTCAATGATGAGCGCGCGATGGAATTAAAGACAGAGTTGTTAAAATTGCCGATCACATTGATTTATCCCTGGGGTTGTTTTTTTTTGAGTGGTTACATAAAGTATGTGGAATTGAATATGAACATTGCACCGTTGAACCTACTGACGAAGAGGAGCGAGCAGGAGCAAAAGAGTTTGGAGTATTTGCAGAGTTCGGAACATACTATGCACTAACTTCGGGAGACATAACGAAGATCGAGGCAGTGGATAGAATAGATTACTATACTGCATTAACAATGATGAGGTACAATGCAAAAGTGACTTTGTTTCAAAGGAAATTAAATAAAATTTATCAGGAAAAGAAATGACACCAACGACAATAAATGCCCTGCTTATTGCAGCATCAACAGCAAGCGGTTGCAATCATTTTGGAATCGGTACTCGCTATGTAGCGAATTGGGAGACTGACGTAAAAGCATTTCCTTTTTGTTGGATTTACAATATCGGTTTTAATACTAAAATAATTGACAGCGCGGTTCAAGTTAATACTTATAATATTTCAGGTCAAATACTAAACAAGTCGAGTATTGACGAAGATCCAATTGTGATTCAAAATGTTATTCTCGCACTCATGCCAGTGTATCAAAAGTTCATTGACTTCATGGCAAAGAATCACGATGTGGTAATGAATAACATTAGAGCTGTTCAAGTCTATCATGTGTACGATGATAATTTAGTAGGAGTTGAATTTTCATTTAATATTGAGATACCTGAAAATATTACTTACTCCTGTCCATAATGTCGCAGCTATCACTAACAGCATTTGCAAATACTTTAATCGATGACATTCGATCTAAGTTAATTTCTACCGGTGCGAATGCAACGGGAAAGACAGCAGCGTCACTGTCATTCTTAGCAAGTGAGAATAGATTAATTGTTAGCGGTGGCAAATCCTTTGGTTTAAATAAAAGAGATTCAAATCCATTTGTTGAAGGCGGAAGAGGTGTAGGTGGTATGCCGCCCTACCAAGCGATCAAAGATTGGGTGATTGCAAGGGGAATACCAATGAGCGCAATTTATCCTATCCGTAAAAAGATAGCGGAGCGCGGAACAAATCTTTGGATCGACAATGATCGCAGGGACATTGTAGGAAGCCTATTGACTGACGAGCGAATCAATTCACTATTGGAAAATATTAATCGTGAAGCGTTGGACGTGGTGAAGTTTGAAATTTTCGAAACACTTATAAAAAGAAGAGCATGATTATAATCACCCAACGACCTGAGAGGGTCAACAATAGTGCCGCCCTGTTTTCATATTGGGGATCGGCGCATCAACCCTATATATTTAATCTGCATAGACAGGACATACAATTGATCTCTACCAATGCTGATGTATTGGGTAATTTAATTGTAAAGGCATCATATTTTTCATCTTCTTCTTCGGGATTAGTTGTTGGTGATTCAATCTATATAGCTTCAGGAAATTTATTAAGCGATGGAACTTATCAGTATTACAATAAATCGGTAACGATATTATCTATTTTAACCGATGGGGCAACGTACACTGATTACTATACTAACATTCCTGTCGATGTGGCTTCGAGTATTGGAGGATATGCAAACATTGTCAAGCGCACTAATTGGCATTTATTAATATCAATAGAAGTTTTCAATCCTTTGTTAAATAAAACAGAATACTTTTCACAAAAGCTAACACCCGATAGTCATGGGCGCATGAGATTAGATGCTTCAGGATTTTTATCAACTCCTATAAGCAGGGTAAACACTTATGATTACACGACAATAAATAAAAAAGATTTAGGATCGTATGGGACATTTCAGTTCACACATTCCGAGAGATGGACGGGCGCAACTCCTGTTGTGTCACTCGACCCAATTGCCTATTCATTCATTGATGGGGTGAAGCAAGTAGGAAACATATACGGTCAAAACTTTGGTGATTATGTTTTGCATATTGTACAAGTCACTCCTGCTGCCAAGTACTTGACTACATTCGTAAAGCCTACATACTTTGTCGGGTTTCCTTTTAGCTTATCGTTTATTTATCCGGGTGCATTAACATTCATGCAAATAATTTGTAAGGAGGATGAGTTTACTTTTAATGGATCGGCTCTATCGACAAAAAACAGAACGATTAATAGCGGCGAAAGAAATGCTGTAAACAGATTAAAACTTTCTCAAACAGGGTATACCACAGGAACAAAAGAAATTGACGTTTATTTAAGAGCTAATTCATTTATTCAAGAAAGCTATTTTGAAGAAGCGTATATTGCCGACAATTACTTTGAGCTTGACCCTCCATCGATAGCCTCCATAACACCCTTTGATTTAACGGAGCGAAAGAGAATTAATATTGAAACAACTTGCGGTGATGATCCAATTTATTTGACATGGAAAAATGAATTAGGAGGATGGGATCATTGGCTATTCGACAAAAATAGATTCATTCAATTTGGCGCAAAGGTAGAGGGGATATTCGATAACGATCCAATTGATTTGGAGGCTGCGATTTATCGGTCAAAGAATTTAAAAATCACTACTCAAAACAAAATCACATGCGGCGCGGTGGTTAGTATAGCTGATTTGATAGGCATTAAAACAATTGAGAAAAGCCCGTGTGTATTAATGCTTACCGATCTTTCTCCCATCACTTGGCAAGAGGTGAAGATTATTCCAAAGGGTTTTCAATATCAAATCAAAGGCGCTAGTTCGGATATCGTTATTGAATTTGAGACTGTCGAACAGTATACACTACCGAACTAATGGCAGATGAATTATACATAAACCACGTTAAGGTAGACTTGCTGCCAACGACAGCAATCGCATTGTCGAGTGTCGCGAATGACTTAGCGGATATTAAGGATAGACAAGGCGGTTTTAGTAATACTTTTAAATTACCGTTAACGGCATTGAATAGAGCGACATTTGATTTTGCAAACAAACCAACTTCTCAGAGTGATAAACCGTATTTAAAATTACATTGTCGGTTGTATAGCGAAGGCGTGGAGGTGGTAGGCAATGGTTATGCAGTAGTAAATTCATGCAGCGATGGATTCAATGTAACTTTATTTACCGGGAATACAGGATTTTTTGAAGCGATTGAAGGCAAGAGATTGCGAGATTTAGATACAACTCTGTACGACATGGTGTCAACGCCGTGGAACTTCTTAGGCGTGACTAATAATTATGGTACTGCTGTTTCGCCTTGTTTTTTTATTACTGATGACGGAACGGTCGATGTTGATGATAGGGAGATAGAAGCCTCGACATTATATCCGATGATGAGATTTTCCGATATTGTAAATTTAATCTTCGCTCAGGCAGGCTTCACAATTTCGGGTGATGTGCTATTGGCATTAGACTACATTAATATGTTATTCCCTTTTGTTGGCGATAGTCCAAAGCAAGGCATTCAAGAAATAGAGGGAGCTAATGTCGAGGCTTATTTCGATAGAAACCCTGAATTTATTTATTATCTTTCTTCGGGAGGAATAAGACTATTGATATTTACCGATGATAACGTACAAGGCAATGATGTTAATTTAAGATACAATACTATCACGGGTGCATATATATTGCCCTATGCAGCGAAGATTAAAATAAAGCTCCATGTGGTAATTACTATTTTTCCTTTTGTCGCATCTTCGGGAGGCTTTGATACAATTGTCGATTTATCAATAAGAAAAAACGGAGTTATTGTAGATGGGTCACAGGCTATTATTAGCAATCCAAATCCTCCATTTATTACTATTGATGGAGAATATTACGTGGACGCTAATGCAGGTGATGTTATTACCACTACTATAAACAGGAGCGGAAGCGTTAATCTACAAGATGCGCGAGTAGTAATAGGAGGATCAAACACGGGAGGTCAAACAAAAATAGAATTCTCTATTATAGATACCCTTACTTTCGGCAGTCGCTGGAGGCATAATGCAAACTTTCCTGACATGACACAAAAGGATTTTTTAAAGGCATTCATGCAGATGTTTTTTTTAACTCCTAATACAGATATGTTCGCAAAGAATGTGGACTTTTTTACATTCGATAAGTTAGATGAGAACAAACCAATTGCGCCCGACTGGTCAGCATACTTAGATACAAATAGTCCCGGCATTGAATATCATTCACAAAAGTATGGTCAGCAAAACTTACTGAAATATAAAGAGGATGCGAATGTATTGAAGTATTTTGGTGACGGTTCATTTTTAATTGATGATGAAACGCTAAGACCAATAGCCGAAATGTTTACATTGCCTTATGCAGCAAGTGAAAACGCATTGCGCATGAGTGGAATTAACATGGCAAAAGTTTTGCGAATTAATTCAGATGGTGACAAAGTAAAGCCCGTTCAGAGAATATTGAAAGCAGAAATTACAAACGTACCATACGGAGTGAATTCATTTATTAGAATAAGACATTCTGTATTATCGCAAACTTTTGACACTACTATTTCGGCATGTGCTATTTTCGATTACGACTTAGATAGAATGATTGCCGATTATGGTTTTACGCTTGTGGAAATGTTAGATCGTTACGGCATGATGCAAGTATTCATGTTACTACCCTCCCATGTATTTAATGAAATTAGACACGATGTACCTGTTTATGTAGCGGGACTTGGCGGTATGTGCTATCTAAATAAAGTAACTGATTTTATGTCAGCAAAATTAACGAAGGTCGAATTAATAAGAATGTAAAATTATGGCAGAAGAAAAAGTAGTATTACTAGATATACGAATTGATACGGAAAAACTTTCTAAGGATCGCAAGGCAGCGGTTGACGAGGTTATTAAGATTAACATAGAACTCGAAAAACTTGCAGCAGAAAGAAAGGGTAGTCAGAAAGAATTAGATGCTGCGATATTAGCGGGTGATGAATCGGTAATCAATTCGCTTCGTAGACGTATAATTGAGAATGAAGGTGAGGCTAAGGCTATTCAACAATCCAAGCGCGAACAAATAAAAGTAGTTCAGCTCGCTGGTGAATTAGAAAAGAAAGCAGAGAGCGGGGTACTATCATCGAAAGCTGATTTAAGAAAAGCGAGGATCATCGAGCAAACGCAATTGGATAGACTCAAAGGAACGATTGCAGAGAATGCGAAAGGTCAAATTGTTTTGACTAAGGCAGGAGAGAAAGCGGTGGGTCAATTAAATAAATACAATACGGGTCTTATTGATTTCGGCAAGTCTGTAAACGATGGAAAAAACAATGTCGGGAATTACACTTCTTCTATGCTGGAGGCGGTAGATAAAACGGGCTTGTTTTCCGGAGGACTAGGAAATTTAAAAACTGCATTCGCGGCTGTGCGATCAGGGGCTGCTACTGTAAAGGATGGTGTCAACCTAGTCAAGGAAAGTTTTTCTGCAAGCATCGTAACGCAAAAGGAATGGGCAACGGCGGGTAGTGATGCAGCCGATTCCGCGACCATGACAGGAACGTCAAGCGAAGCAGCTAGTAAGTCAATTGGTAAGGTAGGAGTAACGGGTGTTCGTTCATTTGGCACGCTTAGATCAGCCATAGCAGCCACAGGACTAGGATTGTTTTTAATTGCACTAGGATTAGTTTTTAATTACTTAAAAACGATTGATCCATTGGTCGATAAGATTGAGCAACTGTTTGCTGGCTTTGGTCAGGCGATTAAAGAAGTCGGTAAAGGTATTTTTCAATTTGGTAAAGACATAATCGAAGGGTTGACGAATCCTTTAAAATTATTGGAAACGCTCAATCCAATTAATATTGTGAAAAGAATTGCGGGAATAGGAGAAGCGGCGGTTAAAGCGGGCGGCGATGCAATGGATTTAACTGCTGCAATGCAAGATTTGGAAGACGTAGAGCGCGAGGCATCGGCAACATTAACAAAAAACAATATCGAAGCAGAAAAAAACAGAAGGCTGTCAGAGGATAGAACAAAATCAGCGAGGGAAAGGCTGTCATTTTTGCAAAAAGCACAAGCCGCAGAGCTTGAGAATTTAAAAGTTGAGGAGGGACTTGCAAAGAGTAGAGCTGACAATGCAGCAGAGGCAGTAAGATTAGCGGGTGGAATTATAAATGCCAATGATGACGTGAAAAAATCCTATCAAGATTTAGCAAACGACCTTTTAAAAATCACATCTCAAATTGAAAACAAGGCAGCAGCCGACAGAGCGGACGCGGCAAAGTTGAATTTGAAATTACAAAAGGATTTTCTTGCCGGAAAACTTTCACTATTAAATGAAGAGTTAAGATTCGAGGAGTTGAATAATACTGCGAGTTTAGATTTAAAGAAAAGGATTTTATTAGAGCAAAGAAATTTAGCACTTCAAGAAAGTGATTTGTCGGGGCAACAACGCCAAGCGATTGAAAACAAATATAAAAATGATTTACTGTCCCTTGAAAAAGAAACTAACGAACGGCTTAAAGTCATTCGTCAGCAAGGAGAAGATGCTGCTATTGCCGCGACAAGCGACACGTACGCGCGAGAAATTGCAGCGGAGGCAGTTGGGCTTCAAAGAAAGTTAGATACCATTACAGGCAATTCAGCAGAGGAGGGGTTACTTAAAATTCAATTGACAGAACAGTCAGCTTTAAAAGTTTTAGAGATTCAAAAAAAGGAAAACGAGAAAGGCGAAAAAGAAAGGTTAGATATTATTCTAAATAATGCAGTAGTCCTCTCCTCTGAACAGGAAAGAATATACGGCAATGATTTAGATCAATTGAAAGTAGCGCTATCAAACAGATTAATTACTCAGGATGAATTTAACAAAAAGGCAAATGATTTAGAAGTAGAATACCTACGCAATAAATTAGACATTCAGCTTGAGTCAGTAGCATTAGAGCAAGCCGAAATAGTAAAATCATATTTAATTGAAAAGGCTGCATTAGATCAAAAGCTAGCCGCTAATAGAATTTCAGAGAAACAATACAACGATCAAAAAACAGAATTAGATCAGGAGTTTTATGCAGCGCAAGGAGAGAGTGAAGCATTAGCAGGGGCAAACGCATTGGCGTTGGCTGATCAAATTAATGCGCTGCGATTAGAGGGCGTTCTTACTACTAACGAGGCTATATTAAATGATTCACAAAGATTATTGGAGGGTCGTAGAGCCATTGCAGACGTAGAACAGCAACTGTTATCGCGATCAATTCAAGGGGTGGTACAGCTAATAAGTTCAAACGAACAAGGAAGAAAAAAGTTTGCCGACTTTTTAAAAGTTCTTGCTATTGGAGAAGTAATAATTAATTTGCGCAGGGAAATTTCTTCTAATAATCTACAGGCAGCAGCCGATCCGTTACGTTTAGTTCCCGGAGGAGAAGCGTTGGTAAGGGCAAAACAAATTGCATTTAACATAAAAGCAGGGGTTGAAGCGGGAATAGGCATTGCAACAATCTCAGCGCAAAAGTTTGCGGTCGGTGGACATACGGCAATCGAACATTCTTTAATTAAACATTCATCATTCGCTCAAGGCGGTAATGTAAACACGCCTAGACTTGGTTTAATAGGCGAACAAGGCAGTGAATGGGTTTCACCCAATTGGATGATGAACGATCCGAATACAGCCCCTATAATTAGCAACCTAGAACATTACAGGGTGAATAAAGTAATGCCGTTCGCAGCAGGAGGATTTACTTTGCCTCCATTACCTAATTCAAGCGGGACTACAATCTCAGCATCAGCATTCGCAACAGCCGTGAGGGATGCAATTTCTGATCTTACTATCACTCCTGTTGTTTCAGTTCAGGAAATAATTGCATCCACCAATCAAAAAGTATCTGTAATTGACCGAGCGACCTTTTGACATCATTAATCAACTCAAGGAAAAGGACATGTTGACGACTCTCATTAAAACGGGAGTAGTATCACATCAGGTCTTGACCTATCATTCTATTTGCGAAAACTTACAACGCAAACAAAAAAGATTCGGGAGAAAGTATTCGCGAATATATTTAGTTGCGAGTGTAGCCAATGATCATGGCGTTACTATAAGAACTGTTTATCGTGCAATAGAAAGAATGGGCTTATGACAATACAGGAAGCGATAGAATTTGTGAGTTGCGCGCATATCACTTCGATTGAATTAACTCCTTATGTTGTTCAGGTGAGCTACCAATCTTCACGACCTTATCAAGAAATTTTAACTTATCATTATATTGCTACTTACTGCATAATATCAGGACGTTTTTGTACATAATTTGCGTGACGCAAGTCTGTCACTTATTATCATTTTTATCGCGCCAACTTTGTGTCAATGGCAAAGCATACGATTCTTTTATACGGCGAATTCATTCCTTATCAGAGCAGTGATGTTCAGGATTGGGGATGTATTAACCTTAAATCTGTTGCCGATCAATTAAACAATGCGGGTGATGCTGATGAAATAGAAGTTCGCATTCATTCCAATGGTGGTGATGTGAACGAAGGTTTTGCAATTCATGATTTACTAGTTAATTCAGGAAAGAAAATCACTACCATCATTGATGGTAATTGCTATTCTATTGCAACGGTAGCATTCATGGCAGGATCAACGCGCTATATTTCTAAGAACGCGGAATTCATGATTCACAACCCGTGGGGTGGTGCTATGGGAAACGCGGAGGAACTACAAAAATATACCGACCAAGTGAAAGATGCAGAGCAGCGCATTCTTAATTTTTACGTAGAGAAAACAGGCGGTGATATTGATCAAATTAAAGCAATGATGGACGGCGAAACTTTTATTAAAGCGAATGATGCTTTAGAATTAAAGTTTGCGACCGACATAATGCAGCCTGTATTAGCTCGCATTAAAGCGCACTTCAAGAATAACAATATTTCAAACAATAAAGAAATGAATAAAA